TATCATGCTGCACTTCCTGCTGATAATAATGATTTATTGTTGATGGCGCATTATACAGTGCCGTAACCATGTATGCCTTAATGTTTGAAATTTTTGTTGTCGTGTCTTTCATACACCCCATCACATACTCCAGATGACTGCTCCTCAGCTTTAAGAATTTTGACTTTACAAGCTCATAGGGATACTCCTCCCCCGCAATCCGTATCGTAGTCCGCTTTACACATACAACCTCACAGATCAATTCAAATAATTCATCATACAGTTCCCTGTCATTTATTTCATCATATTTCATGTGATGATCGTACTCAATATTTTCTTTGATAATCTCTATGTATGCATCTGCTCCATCCATCCTATCATCGGTCTGATTTCCTTCACCGGATGGATAGATTGGATTGGTATAACTCATATCAGTATAATTTATATCAGTCTTATTATAGTTAGTATAAATAGGGGCTAAATCCTGAACCTCTGCAAGTTCAGTTTCTGAACCTCTTGAAGTCTGCTTTTTATACTTCTGGTGGTTCAGATTCTGTACCTCCTGAAGTTCAATTTCTGAACTTCTTGGAGTATCAATATTAGACTTCTTGAAGTTCAAATTTTGAACTTCTGTGGATTTTCCAGTATTCTCAGGCTCTTTTTCCTCCTGTTCCGCTGACATTGTGGCAAAGTTTTTCACATAGATAATATCCGGTTTGCCAAGACCTCTGCGCTTTTTTTCAATCAACCCAATCCCTTTTTCGGAATCCAGCTCTTTCATAATCTTGACACAGGTTGCTTTCGCACATCCCAAATCTTCCATAATCGCATCCACCGTATAGATGATATACGCCCTGTTTTTCTCGTCTAATGGTATACAGTCCATCATTCACCATTGACTGTGAAATCTGAACTGTATCATTTACTTTCAAAAAATCTGACGTTCCAAGCAGTCTGTTACCCAAACTATCAGCTGTAAATCGAACAAACCGATTCTGAAAATTGTTGTTTGTGTATGCTCTGATCATAAGTTCAGCAGCGTTCAGTTTTTCTTCAATTACCTTTTCATTTTGCACAGCAAATTCAGGTAATTTCATTACTTCATCAACTGCTAATATCATCAGATCACCCTTTCTTATACAACCGGTGTACCAACCTTAGACTTGATAAGCCCCATCTTAACATTCTTTGTATTGAACTTAAGGCTGTAGTTTGCAGACTTACCAAGCTCTGCATAAGTCGGTGATTCTTTTGCAATCTGATCGACTGCTAAAGAAAGACCGTTCGGATGCAGTACCTTACCCTGCTTAGTATAGAACTTATCAATACCTGCGGATGCTTCCGGGTCATAGTTAGTTGTATACTGATTCTCATAGTTGTTCTTATCGCAAGATAAAAATGCACCTTCGCCAAACAGATATGTGCTGTAAACCGCATCTGCACCTGCTCCTGTAGCTGTAAATCTATCAGTTACAAGTACGTGTTTACCTGCGATAGTTGGCAATGTAATTTCTTTCTGAATCACACCATTGACAACATACTTGTCATAATCAACCATTTCCATCTTCTTGTACTCTTTGAAGATCATGGAATGCATAACCATCAGACCAAGACCACCTGCCATATCACCAAGTGCTGCCTGTTCTGCATCGTAAATTGTACCTGCTTCAATGTTTGTCTTAGTATTTTTAGTAAGATCAAGTACATGATCACTAAGTGCTGCAACTGCTAATACTGCCTGTGCAATGTTCATCAGTTCTTTTTCCCAAACCTGACCGTAATAGCCTGCAATCTTATTTCTGATCAGTGTCATAGGGTCAGCACCAGTTAATTCCTTTGTGAAGTCTTTAGCCTTGAATGCTTTCATTCTCTGAATAAGCATACAAGTCTGTTTGTCACCGCTAATTTCAACAGGTGTGTTGTTTGTCTCACCATCGTTGTTCAGTGCTTCCATACCGCTTTCATTTGCGTCAATCGGTTTATAGATTGGAATTGTTGCCACGTTTCCATGCTCACCGATCAAGTCCATAATAGAACTGTCCTGCTGCACGATACCGGAAGCAATGATTGGTGTAGTCCAGTAGTCGGCTTCCTGCATCATCCCGGTAAATACTTCT